AAAATAACAATGCAGGAAGTTGCAGATATATTAGGCACAACACAAGGTGCAGTATCTATGGCATACTCTGCATACATAGAAGATTTAACAAGTAAACAAGAACAAGATAAATGGTCATTACCACAAGTAGCAGAAAAGTCATTAGCAGACTTTGATGATTTTAGACAGAGATACTTTCAGACAGAACAAGGCATAGCATACGAAACACCAGATTTTCACCACAAATGGATAAGTGAGATTATGAATGCTATAGATAATGGTGGACAGCACATGATACTTTCTCCACCACGACATGGTAAAACAGATTTGTTAATTCACTTTGCAGTATGGCTTATTTGTAAAAATCCAAACATACGTATTTTATGGGTAGGTGGTAACGAAGAGATTGCAAAGAATGCAGTAGGTTCTGTACTTGACCAACTAGAAAGTAATGAATTACTTATAGAAGAGATATGTGGACCTGGTGCAAAATTTAAACCTACATCTCGTACAGGTAAGTCTTGGTCACAAAATGGTTTTACTGTAGGTACAAGAACTGTAACTGGTATTAAGTCACCGACAATGGTTGGTATTGGTAGAGGTGGTAAAATACTTTCTCGTGACTGTGACATAATTATTGCTGATGACATTGAGGACCATAACTCTACTATGCAACCTTCATCAAGAGAAAACACTAGAAGTTGGTGGAGAACAACACTATCTAGTCGTAAAGAGGAACACACAGCTATGGTCGTTATCGGTTCAAGACAGCATTATGATGATTTGTATTCACATCTTTTAGAGAACCAAAGTTGGACTACAACTGTAGAAGAAGCACATGACACAGCTTGTAACTTGCCAGACTGGAATGAAGAAGAACACGTAGATTGTATGTTGTGGGGTGGAAAGAGAACCTACAAGTGGTTAATGGATAGAAAGAGAGCAGCAGAAACTACAGGTGGTAGAGCAATATACGAAATGGTTTATCTTAATGTAGCTATGCCTGATGGATTAGCTTTGTTTGATAGAGTAGAGATAGAGGAATGTCGTGACCAAAAACGTGATATTGGACACGTACCACAAGGTACAAGACTTATAGCAGGATTAGACCCTGCATCTACAGGTTATCAAGCTGCATTTTTATGGGCATACGATTCAGTAACTAACAAGTTGCATATGGTAGATATGAATAACAACTTAGGTGGTGGTATTCCACAAGCATTAGAGATAATAAAAGAGTGGTGGGTTAAATATAATTTATCACATTGGGTTATTGAGGAAAATGGTTTTCAGAAAGCAATACGACAAGATAAAAGTATTAGAGAGTTTGCATCTAAGCATGGAATATTTTTAGAAGGACACGAAACACACAAGAATAAGTTTGACCCAATCTATGGTGTTACAGCTATGCGACCTATGTTTCAAGAACAAAATATTTCTTTGCCATATCTTAGCTTTGAAGCACAAGAGAAGGTAAACTTATATACAAGTCAGTTAGTGTACTTTAGTTCTGCTAGGAATAAAAGCAAGAGCGTGGGTACAAAAACTGATATTGTTATGGCTAGTTGGTTTCCAATGAGAGCAATTAGGCGTATGCAAAAAGAACGCTTTGCAGAACTAGGATATGATTATAATCCTAGCTTTACAGGGTACGAATCTAGTAACATGGATATAGATAATTGGAGATAAATGCCATTAGATAGTGAAAAATTATACGACAGAATAGATTACCTAAGAGTTATTAATCAGGAACAAATGATTGATAGGTCTAGGATTCGTGACATTATGAATGGTGGAGAAGCAGCAGTGAAAGCGTTGCTAGGTAATACAATTAATGTGGAGTACCACGAGTTACCTGCACCTAATTTATTTTTAACTGCACTAGAAAGATTTGCACAAAAATTAGGTAGAAGTCCTGATTTAAAAGTTGATGTAATTAATGAAAAAGATAGCGAGAGAGCTAAAAAGAAATCAGAGAAAATAGAAAGAATTGTTACATCTTATGATAAGTTTCAAAAACTAGATAAACAATTACCACAAGCAGCTAGATGGTTACCTGGTTATGGTTTTGTTGTTTGGACAATATCACATAGAAGAGATAGAGATAATGTTCCATATCCATATGCAGAACTACAAGATTCTTTTACTTGCTATCCAGGAACATTTGGTAATGACCAACAACCTGATGAGTTAGCAATTATTCGTAGAGTTCCACATAGAATATTAGCTGACCAATATCCAGAAGCTAAAGCATATATATATCAACAAGAAGATAACACAGGTTTTCAAAATCCATACTCTGCACTACTTGATAGTACAGATAGAGCAGGTAGTTGGGCGAACTCAACAGGTCATGGAAAAGTAGTGGTTCAATATTATGACAAAGAAGGAACATACGTATTCCTACCAGAAAATAAAAAGATTATAGATTTTATACCTAACATAATTAAATCTGGTCCTGCGTTTGTTATAGCTAAACGATATGCGTTTGACCAAATGCAATCACAGTTTCAACACATTACAGGACTTATGGCAAACATGGCAAAGATTAATATTCTTGGAACTATTGCTATGGAAGATGCAGTATTTACAGAAACAAATATAGTCGGTGAGATTGAATCAGGAAAATATAGAAAAGGCAGATTTGCTGTTAACTATCTAACACCTGGTTCGCAAGTGTCTAAGCCAGTCAATAATCTACCATACCAATTATTTCAACAAGTAGATAGACTTGAAAGACACCTGCGACTTGGTGCATCATATCCTGTATCTGATGATGGACAATCTCCTAACAGTTTTGTTACTGGTAGAGGTTTAGAAGAGTTAGGTCAATCTGCATCATTACACGTTAGAGAGTATCAAACTATTATGAAAGATGCTTTAGAAGAAATGGATGCTAAACGACTTGAATATGATGAGTTGATGTTTGGTAAACTGCGTAAACCTATGGCAGGTAGATATAAAGGAACATCCTTTAAAGAAAACTACACACCAGAATCTGACATATCAGAAATCTATGAAACAAGAAGAGTTTATGGTGTTATGGCAGGTTTTGATGAAGCACAAAAAATTATTACTGGTTTGCAATTAAAACAACAAGGAATTATTGACACACAGACACTTCAAGAAAATATGGATGGATTAGATAACATCAGTAGAATACAACAACGTATACACTCTGAAAGAGCTGAAACTGTTTTGTTTGAAACTCTTATGGCACAAGCATCACAAGGCGACCAAAAAGCGTTAATGGCAGCAATAGAGATAAGAAAAAATCCACAAAAAATGTCAGAAATACTAGATAAATTTTATACAGCAGAAGGTGAAGAACCTACACCAGAAGAATTAGCTTTACTTGGAATGGGTGGACCACAGATACCTTCAGGTCCTGGTGGTGGATTACCAGGAATAGAACAAGTATTAGGTGCATTAGGTCAACAACCACCACAACCACAAGGAGTACCTAGTGGATGAACAAGAAGTTATCGCTAAGTTTTATAATATAATTAATGGAGAAGATTGGTCTGAAGATGTATTTACAGGCACAGATGAGGGAGAGATAGTTATGAAAAACTTTATTACTATACCTACACCACATCCACACTTTTTTATTAATTTAACATTTGAGTACGAATATAACCCAAGACTAGGAGATGATTTCTTTGGCTAAATATAACAGAGGTAGAAAAAGTAAGGAGTTGCAAGAAGCAACTGACTTAACACAAAGTGGTGCATTTGCTGACATTGTTGCACCTCCAAGAAAAGAAGGCGACCCAACAGGACAAACAACAATGTTAGAAGAACAAGCAGGTGCTATAAGCCCTATGCAAGAAGGTGGTGGACCACAAATGGCAAGACCACCTATGCCTGTATCACCTATGAATTTAGCTGCACCAACTAACAAAGTAGCAGAACCTATTACTGCAGGAATACCACTAGGTTTAGGAGATAATGGTCCTGCACCTATACAAACAGATACTATTAGAAATTTTTTAATTGCAGGTAAACGTAATTTTCCTGACCCAATATGGGATGAGTTATTAGAAGCTGATATAGACATAGGTTAAAATGGATTTTAGACCTAATTTTTATCTGCCTTCACAAGCTAAAGAAGGATTAGCAGCTAAGACATCAAAAAACTTACAAGAGATAGCTGCGTTTGAAAGAGCTATTACACCTGACTTAGCTAAGACAATGACAGATATTACTAGAACATATCCATCATTAGATAAACGATTAGTAGTCTATGGTGCATTGTCAGGATTACAAGCAGATGATGATGCTATGTTAAAACTTGCACAAACACAAGAAAAAGCTATGGAGAAAAAACAACGTACAAAAGTAAATACACAAGTTAATCCATTAAAGCGTGGCACACAACTATCTTTCTTAGCTATGGATTCTGCGTTTCAAAATATATCACGTAATTTTAAATCATCTATAGTTGCTGCACAAGAAACAGGTACATCACTTACAGGTGCTGTAGTTGGCAACACATTAGCAGGATTAGTACCTGGAGAACAACTTACAGAAAATATACGTAAAGCTACATTAGGCAAAGAGTTTAACGATAAGTACGAAGAAACAAAAGAAGCATATGGAGAAAACGAATTTCGTAGAGCTTTAGGAGAAGTACAAGCAGGTAGACCACTTAACTTAGGTGTGGGTCTTTTACCTAATTCATTACCATTAGAAGAAACTGATGTGTATGTGAAACAAATAAAACTAGGTAAAACACCTACAGAAGCATATGAAGCTGCAGCAGAGGTATATGGTAGACCTATTACAGAAGAGTTTGAAAGAGATGAGTATGAAAATACATATCTAACAAAGTATGGTGAAAGAATACCTATATCACCAGGTAGAGTTGTAGCTGCACAGTTTTCTCGTGAAGGTGATATTAAGTATGCACTAGCATCTACGATTATTGATGGTGCATTTAGATTAGGTGCAGACCCTATAAACTTATTATTAGGTTATGGTGGTGCTGCTAAAACTGCAGGTAGAAAGATTGTATCTAAAGCAGAAGTAGCACAGTATGTAGATGATGCTGCATTTATGACAAGAGCATTAAAAACATTTTCTCCTACAAAAAAAGGTGCAGAAGCTAGAAGATTAACGTTTGGTAAAACTGCTGAACAGATTATGGATAGCAAATGGGGAGATAAGTTTGTAGATGCATTAACAGAAAACAACTCTGTATCAAGACTTAAAGACATACCTACGTTATCAAAAGTAGACCCTAAAGTATTAAATTTATTAGCACGAGTGAAAGACAAACAATCTATGCGTGAAATAGTATTGTCATTACTTAAAAATGGTGATTTATCTGATTTGATGGTTGCACCATACACAGGTGCATTTGTAGGACAAGAGATAGCAGAAGCTGCAATACAAACACCATTGACTAAATTACCTATGCGACAATCAGTTGTTGCAGATATGGCAAATGAATTAGCTAAGAAGTTTGCAGGTCAATCTATAGATGTTGCACCACTTAGAAATACTATAGGTGCTTTGTTAGGCAAAATGAGTGATGACCCATTTAGAGGTGTAGTTGGTTTAGGTGGTTCGTTAAAAAATGCATTACCACAAAAAGTAAAAAGATTATTTGATTTAGCACCTAGTAGATTTGCTGCAATAAATTACATAGGTGAAACTATAGAAAACATTGATGGCATTATGGTTACATTAGGTGAAAATCAAAAGACTAGAGATTTTTATATAGGTAAATTACTTACAGCAAAAACACAAAATGACATTGTAGATGTTGTTAAGACAGTAAATAAAAGAATACAAAACAAAGTTATAAAAGATAATCCTGATTTGCAAGGTGAAGAAGATATGGTTGACGCTGTAATAGATTTTGTCAATAATGAAATATCAGAAAAAAGAAAATATCTTTATGACAAAGATGGTAAACCTGTAGCATTTCCTGGTACAAAATATAAATACGTTCCACAAAGTGTTAATGAAGCAGGTGAGATTATAGAGGGCATAAATGTAGCTGTACCTACTGCTTTTTCTATGGGTCAGTTTGCAGATAACTTTACACCATTAATTGATTACAGAGAGTTAGGTAGAGCATTAAATAGTTTTAGAAGATTAGTAGGACCTAAAACAGGTAAATTAAGAAAGTTAGTATCTACTACGTGGTCAGACCCTAATAGAGATTTAGGTGAAAAAATATTACAACAAGCAAAAATACCTACAAGAGGATTAAAAAATAACTACGCTAAAAAGAAAACAACATTAGCACCTACTACATGGTTAGAATATATTTATTCTGATTACATAATGCAACGTGCATTAAAACCTGCTTGGATGTTACGACCTGCATTAGCATTACGTGTGCCACCTGAAGAAGCAGTACGTATTGCTATGTATGGTGGACCTAATGTATTTTCTCATCCATTATTACTTGCTAGTTTAAAATC